AGTCACGCTGAAGTTATTAGGTGTCCAGTTGTTGCCGTTACCTGAGTAGTCTTTACCCAATGTAGCGGCTGTGGTGTTGCTGTTGTCTGAGAAGTTCAGATAGAAGCCGTTAGTGCCGTATGAGCCTGAGTAGGCTTTAGGTTGCCATACGCCTGTTTGTGCGTTTGTTTCACCGAATGATGATGGGGTTAAGGCTTGACCATCGATGAAGTTCACTTCTGCAAGATAAAAATCTGCATAAGACGAGGCCCCATCTTCATTTCTACCTATAGCGTGCTGTTTGCTAATTTGGTTAATAAATGTATCTTGATTCTGAGGAATTTGTCCGTAAGTCTGAACTGTGCTTTGTTGAACACCATTTACATACCACCTCAATCGATTTGCCGCAGTTGCTTGCGTTGTATCTACAGATAAAACAACATGATACCAACTAGAATTATCACGATATACCGCTGATGTATCTTCAGACCAATCCGTACCCACAGCATTAGCCACATAAAACTCAAGTATGTTTGTAGTGTACAAAAGTATGGAAATATTTAACCCTGCTGTTGGTGCAACAGAAAATATTGTATCTGCACCAGTATTTTTATTTTTCTTAATCCATGAACTCCAAGTCCAAGTTTTTTGATTACCAACACTTGTAAATGTTCTGCTTAGATAGGTTGAGTCAGCCGCATTAAAGCGCAAACTGCGTGAGATTTGATAGCCACCAGAGACTGAAGCTGTTTTAGATGCTGCAAACATTTATCAGTCCTTATGGTGTGAAGTTCTGTGCAACAACAACACCATACCAGTTTGTGCCATCAGCAAAGAAACTAAGAATATCTTGTCTGCTTGCAGTAGCTGTAATAGTCGGTGCAGTACCACCAGCCCACTTAACTGTTGACCAAGTAACTGTGCGCCCACCTGTTCCATCTTGCTTTAAAAGCATGATAAAAGACTTGCCACTTGTAGCCGTTGGCATTGTGATTGTTGCATTGCCTGTTAGGGTAATGATTTGGACTGTGCCGTTTGTCAGAGCCAAAGTAATAGCAGTAGAACTATTAGCTGTGAACGGAGTCTCAACATAGTTCGTGACTGTTGGGTTAGTCAGAGTCTTGTTGGTCATTGTCTCTGTGCTAGTAGGGCTTGTGTAATCAGTCCCTGCTACAGCAGCAGTAAACGCTGAAGTACCATTACCCTTGGCAAGACCTGTCAGAGTGCCTACACCTGTACCGCCAGCCGATACAGCCGTATAGTCTCCAGATGTACCTGCTTGCCAGTCTTTAATCTGGCTCATCATTTCACGGATAGCATCGTTAATGCCAGATGGCGCACAGCCCTCTGCGATATTGATACCATCAATGTCTGTGTTATTTGCGGGAGTTGGACTCCACTCTGAGATTTTTACTTTTGGCATATCAGTCCTTAGTTGGCGTTAGCCATTCCAGTTAAGTCAATTTTAGTTGGTTTTTCAGTTAAACCAAAGGTAGCACCATAACCTAGTTGAAGTGCTTTACGTTGCAACTCTTTACTCAAAGGCTCTACAGTTGTAGTCGTTGCTTTTTTCATCAATGAAGCCGCCAACTTAGGGTCTAGCATTGCATTAACCAACAACTCACGGATAGCATCGTCTGTTCCGTTGTAAAGCCAGTTCATTGGTGCAGATGCCTTCTGTAAAGCAAGTGGTACATCACCAAACATTTGCTTACCAATCATGCCACCAATTACGTTAGCGGTACTCATGTTCTTAAATGTATCAGAACCCATTGGCTTGGTAGCACGAGCCAAAACACCACTATCTAAGTCTTCAGCTACTTTCTTTAACACCGCAAGTTGCGTAGTAGAAAGATTAGTTTCTTTCTCTGCTGCACGAATAGCATTTAAAAACTTAGGTTGTGAAATTAAATAATCATTGATTCTTGATGGGTCTGGAGTCGTAGAAAGAACTTTGCCTTTAAATTCTTGAGTAGCTTCAAGACGCTCAATGCCTTTGCTAGAAGCCGCATACTTAGCCAAGTAGTCTTTATAGCCAGTAGCACCCGCTTCAATAGCATCATCTACTGCACGAATAACCTTACTAAGTGGCTCTTTTGCTGCCTTGTAAGCACCAGCAGTTGGCCCACCTCTATCAGACTTATCCAACAATCCTTGAGCAGCAATCCTCAAATCTTTACGAATCTCATAAAGTTCAGCAGGTGTAGATGCACGAGCAATGTCGTCTTTTGCGTCTTTCATCACAGAGATAACAGTCTGACGCTTACCAACTGGTGAAGCAAGAATGTCATCAATAGTTTTATTGACTGTTAAAGCAACTCCAGACTGAAATATATCTGGCGTAACAGTAGAGTTAGCAAATGCGTCTTCACGCAATGGCGCAGTTACTTCATCACGTTTTTTAATTGCTGCTGTAAGTGCATCATCATCTTTAGCAAGACGATTAAGAATAGCCATCTGCGCTCTGTTAGCTTCTAATGCCTGAGTAGCAAAACGCCCACCAGTTACATCTAAACCTTTAATTGCAGTTTCAGCGTTAATTAAGCCAATGTCACGAGTCGCTTGTGCAGTCGTAGGTGTGTAGCCACCAATCTTAGGAACATAAGTCGCACCAGACTTAATTGCTTGTTCAGCATCAGATGCCAAGTTACGCAATACATTACCTGTGATTATTTCACGCCCTGCTTCGGTAAATGGACGGACAATCTCTCTAGTTGTACGAGCAAGAACAGGGGCAGAACCAACCGCACCACCTGCTGTTGTAGCACCAGCCAAAGCACCTAATGCTTGACCAACAGGGCCAACATCACTTTCACGAGCAGCACCAGAAGCCAACGCACCTGCCGTAGCCGCAGCACCTTGAGTTTCTAAACTTTTAGTAAAGAAGTCTCTTGCTTGTACTGGAAAATACTTAGCAACAGAAGCAGGGGCAGCGACACCAAACCCTGCGCTTGTTACATCTTGTACGACACGCTCTTGAGAAGTTTGTGGAGTAGGAACGCCTAACTGAGTCATTAAATCTTGCAAACCTTGGCTACTAGGCTTCATAACTTGGCGACCTGCCAAAATGTTAATCAGTCCTGTTAGCGCATCAGCACCAATTGTAGGAATAGACAAAGCACCAGTTAATGCTGCTCTACCTGTCAATCCTAATTGTCTGCCAAGGTCTTTAGCACTACCAATTTGCATTTGCTCTGGACGAGGAGAAGTAGTAATTTCCTTAATTGCTTCTTCTCTTGTCATTCTTTTAGCAGGTGCTGGTGCTTCTGCTACCTTTGTTCCACCAAGAATAGCCAAACCCGCATCAGAGACTTTCGTTAAGTCACCTGACTGCAATGCCATCAAGTCTTCATCTGACAGTTTGGTCAAGTCCATTATGGTTTCTTTCTACGAGCAATCTCAGCTTGAATATCAGCTATAGATGGCATTGTCTGCACAGGTGCAACTAACGCATCTGACAGAGGGTTTAACAGTAATGAACCATTACCACCCAATTGCTGAGAAATACTTGCATAAGGAACTTTTTGAGCCTCAAGATTACGAGCTTTAGATTCAACTAATTTTCCAGCAACAGAAAGCAATCCTGCACGTTCTTCTGGCAATAAATCTTGACCACTTAATGCTCGTTCTGCATAAGCCTTAATTGATTGAGGAATAGAACGATTACCAAGAATTGTTTTCTTATCACCTTCTTGAACAGCACCAGATGGGTCATAAATCTTAGCGATAGCATAAATCAATGCGCCATCAGCAGTTTTATTTCCTGCATTTGCTTCTGCTACAGCAGCCTTTGCAGCTTTAAATCTGTCAGCAACTTCCATTGCACCAGTATCTTTAACAACTCCACGCCAATCTTTCAAAACATCAGATTGTGCTTTAGCTACTGCTGTAGGGTCTTTTAAATCTACCGCTACTTTAGGTGCGCCAGCAGCACGTTTTGCTAATTCAAAGTCTTGAAAAGTTCCTTTAAAACCTTGGTCTTGAGCAAACTTATATTCAGTAATTGCACTAGGAACAGGCTCACGCTTTGGTGCGCCAGTAGCTACAGACATTGGTTTGCCATCAGCACCAATTTCATAACGAACCTGACCTTCACCAAGCGTATAACCTTCTGGGCGCATTGCTTTCTGAGAAGCAATCAACTCAGTCAAGGCTTTACGTCCTTCTGGTGAAGCCATCAGTTGTGGCATTGCTCGTTGCAAATCAAAGCTAGGTGCAGTCATTCCTTCACCTACTCGCTGACCCATCATGTCCTCACCATAAATCTCTTGAGGCTTGGTTACAGCACCTTGGATAACACCTTGAATACGTTGTTGTTCAGCCAATGCTTGTTGCTCTAACTTACGCTTACGAATCATGTCTTGCAACTGAACATTCTGTAGTTGTTCTTGCAGAACATTTTGCATACCGCCTTTGTAAGCCTTTTGACCAGCTTGCAAGCCTTCAGCAATAGAAGCACCCGTGTTACCACCTTGGAACAAACGTCCCGCTAGTGCATACAAGGCTTGTGCTTGTGCATCGTCACGATTGCTTTGAATGTCAGCAGGTGACATACCGAGCAGACCCATTGTGTCTGCACCGCTAGTACCAAAAATGTCTAATAGTCCAGCCATGTTATTCCTTAGAAGTCCAGCCAGCCTGTTGGAGATGTGGTTGCATAATTAGTTGCAGCGTTATAAGCACCAGATGGGCCACTCAACCAATTAGAAGCACTATTCCACAAGTTACTAATACCAGTAGAACCGCCTAAATTCTTATATAAGCCACCACCAACAGCCGCTAAACCCAAAGCATTTTGCAATGTAGATGTGTCAGCAGCACCACTAGCAGTAGATGTGCCAACTCGTCCTAATGGGTTTCCATAGACTAAAGATAGGTAATTCTGCAAGTTCTGTTGTGGTTGGTTTTGCAAGAAATTAAACTTAGCAATATCTGCTTGTTGTTGCTGACCTTGGTAACCCTCACGGATTTGACCAGCTTGCAACATATTCTGAATATCTTGGTAATCAGCAGAAGCCATTGCAGGTGCAGCCATCGTAGCTGCTTGCTGTCTTGCTCTCTCATCAGCATAGTTCTGATAAGCCAAAGTGCCAGCAGTATTAGCCAATTGTTGACCAAATGCACCAGTAGCCCTGTCTTGCAGTTGACCCATAGCACCAGAGCCATAACGTCCTGCTAGGCTAGACTTAGATGCAATATCACCCATAGTCTGCTTAAACTGAGTCTCAGCCGCTTGTGCAGCAGGTTGAAATGCACCTTGAAAGAAAGGGTTTCCACCTAGAAAACCACCAGAAACTGTGTTTTGCAGTTGATTCTGAGCAGACTGCAATAATGGGTTACCCAAAGAAGCACGAGCCTCTAAAGCCTGTAAGCCTGTTTGTGTGGTAGTTGTAGGGCTAACAAAGGTAGGGCCACCATAATATTGTGGGCCACCGCCCTGATACAGACGTTGAGCCTGTTGCAATCCATAACCTAAATATGGTTGGATTGTTGGGTCAATTTGAGATGTGGTAGTCGTAGCCATCTTTACTCCTAGAGTTTCGGATTCCAAGATGGGTCATCCACGGAATCCATTATACATAAATTATTAAAATCAACCAATAATTGCATACCGATATTTCTTGTTTGCAGTTGAATTGGCAAAGTGGGTAATCGTAGCCGTACCCTGTCCTTGGGAACTAGCATAAATGTTTGTCAATGCTGACGGAGAAATGTAGTTAATGGTAGTAATCAAAGACGCTGTAGAGGGGTAATTTGTACCAGCAGCGTAGGCTTGAAGACTTACTAATGTGTTATCTGCTTCCCACCAAAGTTCAATGTAATCATTAGCATTTAAACTTAAATAGTAATTCCATCCAATCAAACCATGACCATCAACTGAGCCATGTTTACTAGGAATAGCAAAGAAACCCGTTGAACCAGTAAGGTTTGTTCCGTTAACTTTTATCCAAACCCTAACGTCATGGTCTTGCGAGTCAGTATTTTCAAACTGACCAGACCATTGGAAGTTATAAATTCCTGTGTTTTTGACATTTAAACGAGAACTATTGGATAAAGTTACACCATTGGAAAAGTCCGTAGTGTCCATTGTCATTGCATAGGCAGTATTTGCTGTAGCAATAGTTTGGTCAACAAGGCTCTGAAATGCCCCATAAGGCATATAGTCGGTGTTAGCAGCAGTAGAAGCTGGCGCAAACAAGATAACGCTATCTGGGCCTATCCTTCTGTCCGTCAAAGTGGTAGTAGTAGCACCACCAGTTGCCAGAGTCAAAGTCCCTGTATTATTGGTTTTTCCATCCATAATGCCACGGACTACTTCAGCCACAGCCCTCTGGTCACCACCAAACGCAGGTAGGCTTCTGAACATCAGCGAACCCCTTGCGGAGTAACGTCCACATCCACACCCACAGCAGTTTTCCAGTTAGCACCTGTAGGCGTAACCTTCAATCTGTGGTATTTACCTGCGCTTCTCAATGAAACCCTGTTCTCTGAGTCGGCAGCAGTAGAAGTCCCATAAGTGACAGTTTGACTTAACAAAGTCCTAGACGAGATAGCTACAGAACCAGAGCCATTATCAACAATAGGTCTAGCTAGGGTTACTACTGAATTAGAACCAATGTCTATATCTGCTGTTGATATATTCCCAGATAGGTTTGCACCAGTAAAGGAATAGACATAAGCACCATAAGTACCACCTAAGAAATACTTACCACCAACATAAAGCAATGAGTCTAAGGTTGTGGTCATTGCATCAATACTGGCAGACACAGAATCTAAGTCCTCTAGCGTCAAAGCACCTGATGATGCCTCTCCCAAGTAATCAGTTCCTGCATCGCCATAAGTCCACTTTTTAGTAGCAAAGTTGTAAATCATAAGTTTACGATTTGCATCTACAGACCTGTAGTTCCAGATTACAAGTTTGCGAACAGGGTCAATGGCAGCAGACATATTAGGATAGTCTGTCTCACTAGCGTCTGACAAGAAGAATCTATCTACCTTCTCAGAACCAATAGGAATGACTTGCTGCCCATCACACATATAAAAACCATCGTCTGACAAGAAGAATGTAATACCTTGGTACTGAGCAATTGAGCCAGAAACCATACATCCTTTGTTACGAGAGATATTGTCAAACTGGAATATAAAAGGAGTACCAACATAGGTCATTCGATGGATAGAACGCTCTAGCAAAACTAGACCAAATTCACCACCACGAATCCCCATAATCTGACCACCATCAGGAATGTCCTGATAATCAGATTGAGTGTTTACATCCTCAGTCCAATCTGTTTCGTTGTTAATGGCAGACCAGCGCACTCTATACTGTTGTTGGGCAGATGATTCGTAAGTGTTAGCTGTAACAACAAAATCACGCACTACAGTTACAAATTTAGCGATAGGCGCATTAGCAGCCAAATCAGCAAATGTTGTAGAAGTGCCAAGAGTCCAAGCCTTGAGTTTCTCAGCGTTATTGCAAGCTATTACAGTCTTGCCAAACTGAGTAAACCTAATTCTGTTAGGGCTTGTTGTTGTCAAACCAGTATTGACCTGAGTTAGCGTACCTGTTCCGCTTACTGTATAAATCTTAGACAGACCAGCAGCAAAGAAAGTTGTGTTGCCATCAGGTGCTTTAGCAGCATAGAGAGAAGTTAAATTCTCAGCAGCAGCACCAGAAAATGATACTGGCGTAGGGAATGGGCCATAACCAATAGCTTGAGATACCACATTCTTGGCATCCGTCAAAGCACCAGAAATACCTGATTGGTCAGGCATCCATTCGCCAAATGTTACCCTTGTCGTAGCCATGTATTACTTCCTTCAGACTGTGTTGTCCATGTATTGTCATTGGCAGATACTGGAGTCCATGTATTTGTGTCACTAGAAACAAGTGTCCAAGTGTTTGAATCAGCACTAACTGGTGTCCAAGTATTAGTGTCACCTGCTACTGGAGTCCAATTATCACCAAGGATAACGCCTTTAGCAGTTATGCTTGTTGAACATAATATATCTGCTACACCTGCATAAATTGCAGACGCACTAGCAACAACATCAGCAAATGCCTCAACACTTGCAACACCTTCAGCTACAAGACCGCCATTAGCAACAACTGTAGCGTCACAAGTAATAGATGCAATACCTAACTGAATTCTCTGTGCATTAGCCTCTAAGAACGCATTAGCAGTAATGCTTGCACTACCTGCTTGAACAAGTTGAGCAGAAGCACTTACATCAGCGTTTCCAGTAATGCTTGCACTTGCAAAATTAACCTTAGTACCAATAGCCGTTACATCAGCGGTACAAGTAATGCTTGCAACACCTTCAGCTATTCTTTGTCCATCAGCAGTTACAGTCGCAGTAGCTTGTATGTCAGCACTACCAAACTGAACACGCTCACTAGATGCCGTTACGTCTGCATTTCCTGTGATAGAAGCAGAACCATAGTAAGCAATGGAAGCATCAGCAGTTACTGTTGCCGTACAAGTTACAGAAGCTACGCCACTAAATATCTTTTCAGCATTGGCAGTAACTACAGCGTTAGCAGTTATATCTGCAACACCATCCCATAGAGTCGCTGTATTCCATACAGTAGAGTCTAGGCTTGCTGTTAAATCATCTAGGTCATTGAAAGCATCTAAGCCATCAATTGACCACGGCCCTGTTACGTTTTTCTGGCTTGTGGAATTCCACTCAGACGAGTCTAAACTATACGCAAGTGCATCCAATGACCCAAATTGGTCAAGTTGCTCAAGCGTAAGGTTGACTGTCGCCATATTAAGCCAATGTTACTGACAAAGAACCTACAGCAATACGGAATACATCACCAGAAGCAATCGTCTTAGAAGCATCTAGTGGTGAGTGATACAAAAGGTTTCCTGTTGTCAAAGCATCACGGATACCAATGTAGGCAACAGTACCCCATGAACTACCAGCTTGAGGAAACTCAATCGCAGCAGAGTTTGTTGACGCACCATTGCTAGGCGCACCAAACGTAATTGACTGACGAGCATAGTTAGTTCCAGATACTTCTGTACCTGTATCAGCGTCTGTCGGGTCAGATGTATAAAGAGCCAGATACACAGTTGTTGGTGCTGTGTAAGTAGTATTGCGGATAGTGCCGTTAATTAAGGCATTTTCCAAATAGTTAGACATTTCAGCCATAGTTTCACCTTGCAGTTAATTTCATTGCCAATGGAACACCAGAGTATTGACCTTCTTCGTCAGACTTGGTGAGGGATGAGATTGCTCTGTCGTACATAGTTCCCCATGTGTTAATACGAGCATCGTTCATAAGATATGGCTCTGCCTCAATCAATGAAGCGTAAAGCAAAGCATCTGGGGCTTTAGTCAAAAATACATTTGTTGTATTACTACTAGACAAATAAGCTGGCGCAGCAAAGTACAACATTTTTACTGTGTAAATACCATCAGGAGGAGGAGACACTTGAAACTCATTAGCAAGAATAGTGTAAGACATAGGAACACCAACTTCTGATGCTCTTGGGTCATTAGACAATGCAGATGGGCTTGAATAGCTAAGTGGCTGAATAGGATTTGTCATTACAACAAAATCACGCACTTGTAAAAAGTCAGCAGGTATTTCAATGGTATTGTCACCAGATACTGTGGCAGTCGTAACTGATTTCAACATCTGGCGAATACGCAACTCTCTACGGAGTCGGTTTTCAGCAAATGTAATAAAGTCGGGAATCTGAGAAGTCAAGTCAGACCTAGCCAAATAATTAGCTATTGAAGTCTGCAAATCAGAGTATGTTGCGAAACTCATACTACTCCTGTTCTAGTGCGCCATGCACGATTCATTGGGTCATTTAACCAAGCAGCAAAACGCTTGTCATCCAGAACAGCATAACCATTCATAATTCCAGCTTTGTTTAGGTCATCAATAACTGTTAATGGAATAGATGCAACCTTATTGCCAAACAACTGGTCAGACCATCTTGCTCGTTCATCAAAGGAGTTATATTCTTTTTTGTTCTGCTCAATAATGTCAGACACATCCTGACGAGTCTGAATAACGATGCCACCTTCACCATCGGCATGAACAGCAGTTTGTCTAATGTTTTCCATAGTGCAATTCTATCAGTTTGACTAGAAAAGAAAATGCCCCAGAGGATTAGTCTGAGGCATTTTTTGAGTTACACCAGATTAAGGTGTCAAGTCAGCAATGATGCCGTGTGCAGCTTGGTTTTTAACTTCCAAGGTGTACTCAGCCAACAACTGTGTGGACTCGTTGTCGCCAGTTACAGCCAACTCATTGGTCTGGAAAGGACGCAAGTAAGCCACGGAAGCCATGTCAGGGTCAAGCACAAATGCTGTCTCGTCACATGAGTTAGTGGAAGTCATAAAGCGGTTAGGAACAACAGAAATTGTACCGAAATCGCTCATGTACACATCAGCAGCAGCCACGATAGTTGTAGGGCTGTTAGATGGGGCCATGAAGCGTTGTGCAGCAATACCAGCAAAAGCAGAAACTACTTGCTTGTGAGCAGGGTTGACCATCAACACTTTAGGATTACCACCAGCAGCGTAAACTTGACGAACAACAGATTGCAACAAGGCTTCTGTGAAAGTGCGGTTTGTGCCGTTTACACGAGCAGTAGTACCCAAAGAACCAGCAACACCATCAGTACCGCCAGAGTAGTTTGTGTTCAACCATGCTTGCAGACCGCCCAATTTACGAGCAGTAGAAGAATCACCATTGGCAGCAATCTGGTTGCTCAACAGGGAAGTCTCCATGTCACGCTTGATTTCAGCAGAGGCTTTAGCCAACTGATAAGCCTTTTCAGACTTACGTCCTGCCTTGTCAACTGATTGCAAAGTGCCAGAAATCTTGATAGTTTTCTGTGCAATCTGAGTGCGGTTGCCAACACGAGTTGTTGGAGACATAGTAGCGTCAGATGCTGTTGCACCCTCAACTGTGTAGTTTGACAGAGTTGCTGCTGCCAAAGAATCAGTCTGCCACTCGTGCAAAACAGCAGTAGCTTTTGTCTTGCCAATAGAAGACATAAAAGGTGTGTCTGTAGGGCTGATGTTATAGATAACGTCAGAAAGGTCTTCACGCATACCGATTGCGGTATATGTTTGATAGGTAGCCATAATTTAATACTCCAAAATTTAAAAGAATCGTTCAAATGCTTTAGCTGCGTCTGCGACTTTTCCTGTCTCACGCAACCTCTGCATAACCTGTTTATCTTGTGAAGACCTAGCTTGGGGAACTGAAGTACCAGAACGCATCATCTTAGGGGCAGACTGGAGTTTTTTATTCAACTCTGGTTTGCTCTTTTGAAGTTGCTCATACTTCATTGCCTTATACAAGGTCTGCACAGCACGAGAGTCATACACGGAACTAAGTTCTTGGTCAGTCCATCCAACAGATTTCGCATAGTCACGGATTTGTTTCCGTACCGCATCACCCTGTGGTGTCGCTAACTCAGGAATCAGACTAACTAGCTTCTCAGATTCTTGACGGAGATGGTTTTGCAG